TATTTACACTAATATAAACAGGCTCTATAATACCATTATTATCTATCACTGAATCTGCTATTCCCCAAGTTTTATAACTATGTAATAACCCATTACTATTCATAATATAAGTTCCAACACCCTCATACGCAAACCAAATATTACCAATAGTGTTTTCTAATACTGTTACTACTGGAGCTCCTTCATCGTATTCTAAACTTTTTGTTCCCCAACTATTTGGTGTTGTTCCTGTTGCAACAAATGATGTATTTGCATCATTATTAGGAGCACCTACATTTGTAAAATCACCCCCAGTACCACCACTTTTAATTAAATAAGTAACACCTACTGTTAAATCACCAGATGTTATAGCAATAGGACTGTTTACACCACTCTGTGTTAATAAAGCTGTATACACTTTATATTTAGGCTTAAGCCCAAACATAATTGATGTTAATCTATTAAGTTGTTTTAATATTTGCCAAAGTAAGTTAGATTCTTGAGACCAACCAATTTGTCTAGAAATTATTCCCATTATCTTTAAATTTTATTTATTATACAAAAATATATTATTATTAACAAAAAAACAATATTCTTTATTAAATTATTATAACAGAATTAGTTAGAAAATTTATAACTAAAATTATTACACGATTAATAAAAAAATATTTACTACTAATCCAGCTATCACTGCTCTTACAACATCCAAGTAGTCAATCTTGTTATCTTTATTATACATATGCCAACCCCATTCCCAACACGTGCCTATAACACCAATTACAAATGATGTTAAGAATATTTGTATAGGAATTGGTATTCCTGAGTAAGTTAATGATAATACCCATCCTAATCCAGCACCTATTAATATGTGCAATCCATTTCTAATCTGTTCTTTTTTCATAATGTTAAATTGTTTTTTCTATATGTAAAATTAGTTACACCTAAGTCAATTATTGTTTGGTTACATTCTGCTCTTAACCTTGCTCTTTCATCTATTGCATATTGTGGTATTGGAATACCATCTAAATTTAATTTCTCAATATGCTTCTTTAGAAGTTCTGAAATCTGATTAGTGTAGTCTATGTCAATTTCTAATGCAATATTAATTTTATAATTATTTATTTCTTCTTGTGTAGCAGTTTCATAAAATACTTGGTCTATAGGATTGTATCTGGGATTTGTATAATTACCTACGTATAAAAGTTCAGTACTATTTATTGGTGGAACATCTGTGTTTGCAGTCCAAAATCTTCCTTCACTATCGTATATAGTATATATTTTCATTATTTATAATATGTTAACGATATTGTTTTTTGTTGTAAACTACCAGTTGCTGATGTTGTTATTGTTGATATTAAATAATATACATTAGACAATGTAAGACTTATTGATAAATCAGCAGTTATTGTACTATATATTATACTATCTGTAATTGCTGTTGTTGTTCCAGGATAACCAGTTAGAATACCACCACTGTCTATACTAAATTCTCTTGAAAATAATCCTGGAGATACATTTAAACCTCCATTATATACACCTATCTGTGTTGCATTAGCTGGACTTATATCATTACTGACAGAAGAAATATAGAATTTAATATTTCCTGTATTACCAGCAACAGGTCTTCTAAATCTTGAATTAAATTTTAATATAGAGTTTATTTTTATAGAATTAGCTGGTATAGTATTATTACTCATTATCTGTTCAGTTGTTGTTCCAATAACACTTGTGTATGTAGTTAGATTTGTAAAAATAGATATTAAGTCTTGTTTTAAATCAACTGTAGTCTTAACTAAGTTATTAGTTGGATATTTAGTTATTGAATTATCTAATAATGTATTCTCTTTGTTTGCTACGTTTTCTGGTGTAAAACCTAATGCAGTGGTTACATCTAAAGATGTTATACTTGTTAAATATATATTTGTGTCAAGAGCAAAGGTACCAGCTGCAGTCATCTTTACAAATGGTGTGCCAGTGGTCCAAGTTGGATAATTTAATGCTCCCCAAGTACCAACTGTTGGTATTGTTGGAAATGTAGCTAAACTACCATCACCTCTTATATATTGACTTATTGTACCAGTTGGTATAGCAAAGTATATACTGTTATATGTAGTTAAACCATTAGCCCATATAACAGATGGATTAGGATAGGTTCCTGATAAATCACCACCAGCAGGTCCTGAAGGGGCTCCTCCACCTCCTGTAGCAACTTCTTTCACCTTACCGAACTTATCTATTACGACAACTTTGGCAGAGTTAGCTGAGATGTTTCCATTTTTATTTATAAACTCATACATTAGATCTCTTCTATTGCATTAACATAATATGTTGTGTCAACTACATCTGATATAAATTGAATATAATCACCTTGATAAAGAGTGTAAGTTTCTGTATCTCTTATAGAATCTCCTGCATCTAAAGATAGTTCATATATAGGAACTATATGAATGCCAGGTCCCACCATAAATCTATTAAAATTAAATAAGTAGTTTGAATCAAGATTATTAATAATAATGGTTGTAATAGTCAATGATGTAGTTGTACAAGTGATTCTTGTACTTCCATCTAAAGCTATTTTTCCTTGATACACTATATTCATTTTGTTGCGTTAGTTTGTTTTTTTAAAAATACGTAATCATCTTTATATTCATTGGGAATTACAACTAACTGTTTCACCTTCCAAACTCCATTAGAAAATTCTGAATTAGTAGGTTTTACAGATTGAGAAACATTTACAATAGAATTTGAATATTCTCTCATTTCTATGAAATTTGTAGGTCCTCCAAAATTAACATGTGATATTCTCATATCATTGGAAATTTAAACATGCCTTTCATATATCTATATCCTAAATATACAAGTAGTAAAAGTAATAGCCACAACCACCATAAGTCTAAAATAAATTTGCTCCAGCTGAATTGTTCTTTATAAACTATCTTTGTGTTCTCAACCTTTTGAACTTCTATCTCATTACTGATTGAATCAACCACAATCTTAGCCACTATTTTTTCATTTACGACTATTGTGTTATTTTTTATTTTCTTCTTGCTTAAACGAGCATTTTTGTATTTTGTAACCTTACCCTCATTGTTAACTATTTCAATTGGCTTAGTAGTATCAACAGCTTCAATTACTATTTCTTCTGTTTCAACATCAAACTTTATAGATGTACTATCTTTAGAAATACTATCTGTTTTTACAACAGCAACAGTTTTTGCAATACTATCTGTTTTTGTTTCTTGTTTGTTTACATTTCGTGCACTACAAGATAAAAGTAAAAGCGATAAGAATATAAATATTGTTTTCATTTGAAATAAATTTTAACTTCTTCAGTTCTTCTTTTTATAAGTCCATTGTTGCGAACTCCATTTGCATTAACCCATTTCATAAACTCTTTAGCTATAGCTGGATCATTTGGGTTTGAATTAACCTTCTTTAGCAAGTTGCTATCTCCTAATCCTTCTGGTATATTATCTGCATCAATATCACTTCCTAAGTTAAAAGCAAAAGACACAAGAGCATTGAATTGATTTTGATTGACATTAGATGTAACTAACATGTCAACATCTTTAGCAAACATATTAGCTGTAGTCGTTAACATCCAAAGAGCAGTTTCTTTAGTAATTGCTTTATCCTTCATAGTAACTTTTTTACCACTAGGATAGAAGGTTGATCCATATCCAATTGTTGGAACACCAGCACTGCAGAGGTATGGACTTAGTCTTAATCCCTCAAACTTAGCAATAATCAAATAACCCTCTTCGTTTAGTTTCATTATTTTGCTGCTTTTTTATGTTTATCAAAGTCTTCTTTGAGTTTTTCATAAAGTCCTTTTAAGCTATTATACTTTTCTAAAAGTTCTCTATGCAATTTTTCCCAGTTTTGAGATTGCTCCACTTCCTTTGCATAAGCAATTTGAATAGTGTTAAACTGTCCTTGCATAATAGTAGTCTGTGCACGTAGTTCATCTATCTGAGATCTGAAGTATTCTTTTTCTAATTTAAATTCAGCAATTATATCATTTTTATCATTTTTTAAATTTTCATTTTCTTGTGCTAATTTAGCATTTAAACTATCATATAGCTCCCTCACCTTAGCAGCATAATCTATTTCAGCTGATTCAATCTCTACTTCTCCTTTTTTTAAATCTTGATTTTTTTGTTGTCTACCCCCTAAAATCCATCCAACAATTCCACTTATACTTCCACCACCTAATAGTGTAAACCAATTATTATTTAGCCATTCAAACATGTTCATTTATTTAAAATATTGTTACTTTTACTTTTATATAGAATGAACAAATTTATTAATAATAAAGTTAAAAACATAATGGATAAAAAAAGTAATATTTATAATATAGCATAAGCTAAAACTATTTTTCATTTAGATGATGATGTCTATGTTCATCTACCTTATACCATAATTAGATTGAACTTTTATGCCAAGATCTTTAGCAAGTGCT